GTGTAGCGCCAAGTGGACAGCAACTAAAGCATGGTTTTCAGGCGTAAGACTCTAATGGATAGATGGAAGAATCGGCGCAGGATGGCGTGGTTGTCAATGCTTGCTGGGCTGGTCTTTCCGTTGTTGATTTTAGTGTCTGAGTCCCCGACGCTAGGAACAATTGCAATGCCGTTTTACATATTTGTCAGCGCTGTAGTCGGCTCGTACATGGGCTTTGCAACACTAGATGACAACAATTTTAAGGGTAAGTGATGTTTCCGATACCAAGCACATTATTAATAAAAATCGGAATAATTGTTGTTGCGCTAGGTTTTGCTTTTTACAAGGGCTACGACACGATGCGAGACAAGCATTTATTGTTTGTTGCCGAAGTCAAGCGGGTGGGCGAGGTTCAAGAGGCTGCAAACAAGAGCGCCGTTGAGATTGCGACAGTCATTACCGAAGGGGTCAAAGATGAGTATGAAACTAGGATTGCTGCTTTGCGCCGCCAGTACGCTGGTCGGGTGCAGCAGTGTAATTCCGGTAGCGGTGCAGTGTCCACCGTTCCCAAGTCCTCCCCCAGCGTTGCTGGAACCGCCGACGACCCTGCCATTATTGGGCTTTGCGCTGAGGAAACAGCTAAGCTAGTTGCATTGCAGAAATGGGTAAAACTTAACATAGAGCGTTCTAAATGAAAGAGAATTGGCAGAAAGCATTTGAGCAGATGTTAGCTTCAGAGGGAGGTTACGTTCACCACCCATCCGATCCGGGAGGACGGACAAACCTTGGAGTTACTCAACGTGTCTGGGAAGAATGGGTGGGGCGTGAGTCCAACGAGAAAGAGATGCGCAGTCTGACCTCTGAAATGGTCGAACCGCTCTACAAGCGCAAATTCTGGGATGCTTGTAAGTGCGACGAGCTGCCTTCTGGCATTGATTACCTAGTCTTTGATTTCGCTGTCAACGCTGGTGTTGGGCGTAGCGCAAAGATTCTACAGACTGCCGTGGGTGTAACACCTGATGGTGGGATCGGACCCGTGACTTTGGCTGCTGTAAACGCCATCCCTGAAGCCGAGCTTGTTGAGAAGTTCAGCCAAGCCAAGGAAGACTTTTACCGTAGCCTGAATACCTTTGAGACATTCGGCAAGGGATGGCTAAACAGGGTCGCGGCTGTTAAAATTAAAGCAACCTCCATGCTTGGGTAAGCCAATGAAAAAACTACTTGTACTCCTCTTGCTGACATTTAACGCCCAAGCCCAAAACATAGCCATCTGTCAGGGTGAGTACGCCCTGTGCGCTGCGTCTCCTGCAACGCCTACTGGTAACTCCATTGTGGTGGGCAACAAGGTCTTTAAAGAAGGCATGGCTGTTTGCCCTGTGCTAGACGGTTCAAGTATCGCAAACCTAGACTTGATGGGTGGTAGCTGCACCGCTGCCCGTGGCAAGGTCTGGAGCCTATTTGGTTTCCCCCCTCTATCATCGTTCCCGCAAGCCCCGACATGGGAAGTACAACCCGCCGTAGCTCGCACCTTTGTCACCACTGCAACGTCTGGCATGAGCAACATGTGGTCGTTTGAGTGTGTGAAGACCAAGAAGGTCAACGGGGTGCAGCTTGCTGACTGTTACGGACCGCTGAACGAATCACCCTTTGATGGTGGACATGTTAAAGCAGGCTCGACTGTTATTACTCAAGCGCCAGTAGGTGCAACATATCCTGTCGGTGGTAATTTACCTTAACGCCTAAAAGAGTTAAAATGCCAAATCAAGCGCTTTGGGATAAAACGCACTCAAAATCACATAATTTGTGGGTGTCGCCATGACCGCGAGCTTTGTTCTAACCTATGACAACTTAGTATCAACGATCGAGCAGTACCTTGAGCGTAATGACGATGCCGTTGTCTCACAAATCCCCGTTTTTATCACGCTGGCTGAGTTTGAAATTGCTCAGCAGATTAAGACGCTTGGTCAGATTGAGGTCGCGCAAGGCGTGATGTCGATCAACAACCCAATCATCCAAAAACCTGCTCGTTGGCGTAAGACCGTGTCAATGTCAGTTACCTCAGGTGGCGAAAAGACGCCAGTGTTCTTGCGCAAGTACGAGTACCTGACGAACTACAACGCCGAGAGTGCAAATGGATTGCCGCTGTATTACGGCGACTACGACTACGACAACTGGTTTGTATCGCCTGCTCCAGATCAAGCGTACACATTCGAGGTGCTTGTTTATCAGCGTCTTCAGCCGCTATCGTCCACGAACCAAACAAATTGGATTACGAATAACGCCCCCAATGCCATGCTCTTTGGTGCATTACTTCAGGCGGTGATCTACCTCAAAGATGATGCACGCCAGATATTTCAACAAAAGTACGACATGGCAATGCAGTCTCTCAAGGCTGAGGATGTTACTCGCGTTGGCGACCGCTCAGCTATTGCTGTGGACTCTTAGAGGTAACTATGACTAATGCATACATAAACCCAATTACGGGACAGACCATCAGCCCGTCGCAAGTGGGCTACGAAGCGCTGACAATTTCAACAGACACGGAGCTTGACTGGCCCATCAACGGCACGACAGGCACAGATGTTGTTGCTGCAATCATTCAAGTCACGGCTACCGTTGGTAGCTTAAAACTGTACATGCCCTCCGCGTTGCAAGTAAGCACAGGTCAAAGCGTATTAATTCAGAACATTGGCGCAACCACATTTACTGTTACCGACATATCTGGCAACACAATTGTTGCAATTGCTTCGGGTATCGCTCAGTACATCTTCTTAACTAATAACACAACAAACAACGGCACTTGGTCTAGCGTTACTTTTGGGGCTGGAACTTCCTCCGCCAATGCCGCGGCGCTTGCGGGATATGGTCTAACCGCAATTAGCACGACGCTGAATCAGCAATATGCTGAGAGCTCAATCTTCTCAAGTGTTACATTAAACGCAGCCTACCGCGCTCAGTTCTTAGTCTGGTCAAGCGGCGTGGGTACGATCACATTACCCACAGCGTCTACAGTCGGTAACGGCTGGTTCATCATGGTGCGCAACGGCGGCACAGGCATCCTGACCCTTACCCCAAGCGGCACAGACACGATTGACGCAGCAGCTACGCAGCAACTTCAATTGACTGAGTCGCTTGTTATCGTCTCAAACGGTATTAATGGTTACTCCACATTTGCGTATGGGCGATCAAACACGTTTGCCTATACCCAACTAGCCAAGGTCGTCACGGGTGGAACCACGACCCTCACAGCGGTTGAGTACGCCAACGTCGTGCAGGGCTACTCGGGTGTTTTGCTTTCAAATCAAATTGTCGTACTGCCCTCAACCGTTCAGATTTACTACCTAAACAACCAGACGACGGGCTCGTTCTCGCTTACATTCAAGACCTCAGCCGTCAGCGCGGCTACGGTTACTGTCCCTCAGGGGCAGACATTGACTGTGGTCTGCGATGGTACAAACGTCTACAACTCGTCGAGCGCTTCTGGCGGTACAGTTACATCTCTTACGATTAACTCAGGCTCGGCTGCAGCACCCTCGTTAAACTTCACGGGCAACACGAACACGGGTATGTATCAGCCTGCAACAAACCAAGTCGGTTTTGCTTTGAACGGCGCAAATGCACTCACGCTTACCACATCCGGTTTGTTTGTACCCGCAGGTGTTTCGGGAGGCGCGTTTTGACCGCAAAAGTTATCTCGCTCAACATCAAGCCGGGCATCCAACGCGATGGCACGCAGTTTGATGCGCCCGTCTATGTAGACGGCAAGTGGGTGCGCTTTCAGCGTGGCAGACCTCGTAAGATAGCTGGTTACCGAGGAATTTTCCAAAACGCTTCAGGCATTAGCCGTGGCATGATCATGAGCTCAGAAGATGGTCTGAACTATGTCTACTCAGGCTGGAGTGGCGGTCTACAAGAGTGGGTCACCGATGACGATGACGGCGTTGGGTCAGGACCGACCAACATCCAATTCTCTGGGGCTATCTTAACAATATCTACTTTGGTGGGTGGTAGTGCATACACAAACGGTACTTATTCTGGGGTTTCACTAACTGGAGGGTCAGGCTCTGGTGCTATTGCAAATATTACGGTTGCTGGCGCTATCGTTACCGTGGTGACTTTGGTGTCTGGTGGTATTGGCTACCTGTCTGGTGATGTACTAAGCGCTCCTGCGGCAAGCATTGGCGGCACTGGTACTGGATTTTCCGTTACCGTTGCCACTGTCGCTTCAAGTTTTACTGCCGACGCAAATAATCTCTGGCAATTTGATATTGGTTTTGACTCTGGCGGCTCTGGCAATCAGACGCTTATTGCGCATCCGGGTCTTAATCTCGTGCACATAGACAACACGCTCAACACGCCAGTTTTGATTGGTAACTTCCCAACAGGCGCAATGAGTCAGGTCGGCGTCTTCACGGCTGCTGGCACGATGGCGATTGGTCCGCCAAGCGTGTTCACGATCGCCTCAGTCAACGCACTCATCGCAGTCGGTCAGACGGTGACAGGTACAGGTGTGCCCGCCAACACAACAGTGAGCATCGTGGCTGTGGGCGCGAGCACCACGACTGTGACGCTCTCAAACACGGTCTCTACGTCAGGCGCTCTGACGTTGACTTTTAACAACAACATCAGCGTGTCTGGTGGCTGCGTCATGCTGCACCCGT